TTTTTTAGGTGGGTCTCTAAGTAATAGCTTAGTACCTACGTCGGATACAGGCACTAATCTAGGTTCGCAGTAAGCGTCAAAGTGTCTAGTCTTTGGCATGACAATGGCATGTTTACTGACATTTTGATGTACTAAAGCTGTCTTATATTCCAAACAGCTTGTAAGTTCTCTAAAAGCAAGTTCTAATCGTGGCTCACCTTGTTCTAGTATCAGTAGTACAAAGATAAGCATAGTTTCCATTAGATTCTTCTTTTCTGTTTAATCGCCTGTGTCTTAACAGCCGTTGGTTTTCGTAAGTCCCAAGTTAAGATTATCAGCTTGGTGTCCCATGCTGTGCCAAGGATTCTTGGGCCTTGATTACGCACATACACCTCCGCCCCGTATCCACATTTGCCTTTGTTGAACAACAGCCATTTCTTTGCAACTCTGTGTCGCTCTGCTGGTGGTTGCACATAGCGTAACATGCGGTATTCGCGCATGTCGCAGAACAGAGTGGGGTTTCTTGGGTCATAGTCTATTTGGCTAAGAGAGCTTGTACGAGGGCTTGTATCTGCTCGTTGGTCTTCTCTTGAATCTTCTCCTGACGGGCCAGAGAGTTGACTATTGCTTCCACCTTCTGCTCCGTCACTGCTTGTGCCTGTCCGTTGGCTTGGGCCTTTTTTGCAGCTTCCTCCGCTATGGCAGCAATACGATCTCTGTCCTCACTAGCGTGGGCTGTATTGGCCTGTAGTACACCCCAAGCAACTGCTAGACTTACAGCAGCAGCAGCAATAGGTAAAGCCCATTGAGGGATTCTAATTGAGTTCTCAGACATTATTTTTCCTTGTTATACTGCCCGTAAGTTACCGGACTTTTTGTTTACTACTTTTGCGCTAGTTTCTAGGATAAAAGCAGAATGCTGTTTAATCATTTCCAGAATCTTTAACTGTATGTCAATGTCTTGTGCTTCAATTAAAGAACCCCCTAAGTACGAGATAGTCTCTGAGTTGAGACGCAAAGCACTTGTTTCAGGGTCATCGAACACAGGTATAAACTCAGATTCTATCATATCCAGTCCTTATTTTTTTCTTGACTTAGCCCCTGAACATTTCCAACGCTTGCGCGATAGGTTGTTTGGAGTATTTGGGTCGTTTTGCTTTTTCTTAGGCAGTCTTTTTTTGATGCCTAAACTTCTAGCGCAATAACTATCCCCTTTGCTAGTTCCGGGCTTGACTCTAGGGCCACCACCTTTTGCTTTACCGGCTTGTCCGTAGGAAACTTTCTTACCACTAGAGGTTATCTTTACTTTTGCTTTTCCTTTTCTTGGTGTAGCCATTAAGTATCCTCTTGTTTAGTCTTGCGCGTCTGCGCTGGCCTTTTCGTTTCATTCTTGGATTCTAGTTCCTTAATCTTGTTTTCAAGTTCTTCAAACTTGGCATTAATTTGGTCGATAGCGTCTTGGAATTGTGCTGAAGTAATTACCATTTTACTGTCCTTGTCCCTCTACAGGGGGTCGCATGGGTTGATTAAGTTGCGTGGGTTTCTGAGAAAGTTTTAAGTCAATCTCTTTCTCTTTCAACATAGTTTGTGCCATCTTCAGCCTACGTTCAAACTCCTTATCGTCTTGGTCGCCTGCCTGTAGGTTGGTTGTGATAGCTTTAATCCTGTCAATCTCTAGCTCCTGTGGTGCCAACTGAGTCTCTACAGCCATCTTCTGTGCTCTGGCTTGTGATTCAGTAGCTTGACCATTCAACGCTGCTGTCTGAGACTGCTGGAAGGCAAGTTGTGCCTGTTGTGCAGCCTGAGCCAACTGTTGTTGCTCTGGAGTAGGTTGTGATTGCTGTGCTGCCTGTTGTAAACGAGCAGTTAGTTCTTCACGGTTTGACAGGTTCATGTTGTCAATTATGGACTCTATAAGTGTGTTGTACAGAGGTGAGTCCTGTGACATTGTTTGTAAGAGTTGTACAAGTTGTGTAACTTCGTACTCACGAGCAATGATGCCTAGAGTAGACGCTGCATTGAACTTGTAGTCAGCAACGGGATAGTTGTCAGGATCAAACTGCATGTAACGACACGCTGCCTTCTTGACAAACGGAACCAAGAAACAATCTTGGAAGTTAACTAATGTACGCTTGTGACGCTTAATGATAGCGCCAAGAGACATACTAATACCAGCAGCAGTCGCATCACCATTGATACTCCCCGGAATGCCAGCGGAGTCTATGGCCCCTGTTGACATCTGAACCATACGCTGTAGTGCGTTAGCTTGCTCAAATGTAATCTGGCTTACTTGTCCAAAGTTGAAAGGTTGTAATACTTGTCGTGGGTCGCCATTGGTTAGAATAATCTTCCCCGGACGAACTTGTGGCCTAGACCCTCTAGGAAGCCGTGTGGCGTCCATAGCGAGCATTGGGTGTACAGTAAGGGATAAGGCGTCAATACGTGCGCGAAGCTCTGTATCAAGCGCCTTTTGGCTGTTATAGCCCTTCTCACAAACACCACGACCCCAAAACCTTCCCGGAACAACATCCCAAGGGAAAGCTACGATAGGACGGTCTTGCATCATGTAAGGGTTTTCTTCAGCTTTCAGTAGTATACCACCGTTAGCAATAACAATAATTGCTTCTACGTAGTAGCCCTGATTAGCTTCTTCTTCCTCACCTTCAGGAGTCAGAGACTGTACTTCAGCAATGTCCTCATCATCCTCAAGCAGTGCTTCCTGCTCAGTCTTCATCAGAAGATGACGAGGTACTTTACCATAGTATTTAGTAAGACGTACTTTGTCCTCATCGTAACTAGCTAACTCTTGGTCAGGCTCTAGTTCGTAGTCAGACGCAGCATTACCTACATATACGTCCCTATAGACGCCAGCTTCTTGTAGCTCCTCTACAAGATGCCTAGAGACAAACTCATCAACCGCACAGCCTAGCGCACTTTCTACATCAGTGGCTATGGGGTCAATGAGAAAGTTTTGAGGAAGGACGGGTCGCAGTTTGACCACTGTACGGTCAGTCACATTAACGCCTACTGCTGTCAACTCACCACCCATGATGGGCTGAGTAGCGGGTGCCATCTCTTTGACTTCCTCAAGCACTACCTCTGCAACTCCTGTGCCGAATACGGCTGAGTTGATAAGGCACTCTCCTACAGACTGTCTTAGCTTTGTTTTTTCAAAGTCAGCGTGGAGTTTGGTTCTCAGGTATACAATATCCTGACTATCTTGGTCATCCATGTCATCAGAGATTGTGAAGTAAGTCCCACGACCAAACGTGGCTTCCTCAATCTCAGCAACACTAGATTCTACAGCCTGCTGCAATGCAGGACTAATTATACGGCTTCGTTCACTCTCGCGGTCTGAGTCCTGTGATGCCCAGATACCACGCCAGAGTCTATAGTATTCTTCGTACTTGGCTGCGTAGTTAGCTTCGTAATGGTCACGCCAAGTGTTGCATTTGTCTATTACCCAATCTTCAACACGCTGCTCAGTAGCAAGAGTGTCATTGTCACCGTATTCCATAGTTATACCTTACGTGATTTTTTTGTTTTCTTAGCTATCTTTTTAGGTTGAGAGCTATGCTGTTTCCCCGCTGCTGTGTCTTTTCTTTTCTTTCGTGTTGTCGCAGCGTACTCTTTGGAAGACAATGACTTTATAGCTTTTTCAGGCAAGTAACGCTCTCCTGTGGCTTTTGAGCCTTGAGTGCTAGGCTTACCTGACTTTGTTCTCCACTTTTGCTTTGTCCACTTTTTTAGGGACTTCTGTGGTTTCTTTAGGCCAGCCATTACTTTTTACCTTTCACTTTCTTTTGTACGGTCTTGCTTAAATCCTTTAAGTGAAACAATCGTTGGCTTGTTTTGGTATGGGACTTGTTTGTGTGCAACTCACCATTAGGCATCTTATGCGTATTGCCTTTCCACTCCTTGCCTGACTTTGTGTAGTGTGGCACTCCTTTCATCTGTATCCCCCGCCTTTGGCTTTATATTCTTTGGCAAGCATCTGGGCTTTACGGGCCGACCACTGGCCGGGTTTTCCACCTTTACCACCTGCCTTAATCTTGTTGAATAAGTTTTTACGCATAGTGGGCTTTGTATAGTTTCCAGCTTCATTTACTTTTGATTTAGGTTTTTTTGTAGCCATTAGTACCCCGTAAGTTCGTCCAACACCTCATGGTCATCTATTTCAAAATCGTATGTATACGCTACCTTAGCCAACTGGTCTATGTAAGCTAATGCGTCTACAAGGTCATCATGTGTCAGTTTGTCAGGAAATTGAAACAACTGATCGAGAAACCTACTGTTCCATGCTCCTTTGCTTAGGGTTATAAACCCATTTTCAAACCTGCCCTGTAGCGCCCACATGACCCTATCGGTCTTCTTTTTGTTCCCGTGGGTCAACTCATCTACCCTAAAGAACATGCCGTATCGTTTCATCATGTCCGTTAACGGGGACATAACAGCCTGTCTAGCGATACCCTTCTCTATACCTATTCCAACTGGCCTGTAGTCTCTGACAACCTCAAAGATCTTTCTGGCTGTGTCACCTAATTCCCAACGTCCATGTATTATGTTTTCCACATGCCAATGTCCGTTGTCGTTGACCCTAGTTACTACTATGGCTGTCTCGTCTAATTGAGCGTTCTTAGTACGCTGTTTATTAACTTCCTCAAAACCAGCTAAGTCAATAGCTACGTAGTAGTCACCTTCATCTGGAGACTCACCGAACTTAACCCATTCCTCCTTAAACATCTCAGAGCCTATGGCTTCAAAGGACGCCAAAAACTCCTGTCTAAACGAATAGCTCGACATACTCTTTTCAGCTACTTTAATCTCCTCTGGGTCTATTAGAGGATTGTCATAGCTTGTAAAGTGCCATGCTTTGTACAATGGGTCATCACCTAATAAAGCGTACTGGTACAACTCATAAAAGTGATTGCGCCCCATTGGTGTACCTATGAACAACGCATCTCCCTTTTGGTCAGCTAAGGCTGGCCTAAGAATCTGCTCAAATACTTCAGGCTTCATGTCTGCGTATTCGTCCAAAACTACATACTTCAAAGACACACCACGCATAGTCTCTGGTCTGTCTGCGCCTTTCAACGATATAGTGGCACCGTTGATTAGCTTAATCTGTAAATTGTTAATGTGGCTTGAGACTACTACTGGCGCTCCTAGCTCAAGCAGTGTCTGCCACATGATGTCTCTAGCTTGTCCCTGCGTGGGTGCAACATAGAATACATGCCCTTTACCGGACTCTAATGCCCTGATAATAAGTTTCCAAGCCGCTAGTCTCGACTTGCCTGTACGTCTGCCAGCGACAACAACCTGAAACCTAGCTTCGTCTACCCATACATCTTGTTGCCAAGGGATCAGTTCTATGTTTAGGTCAGTCATAAACCCTTAAAGTTCCCATAACCCATAACACATTAATATGACCACACAACAGACTCAGAGTCTCTAGTGTCCACATGCACAAATGTCTTAGCGACACCTATACCGTTAAATCCCATAATCATAGCAGCCTTAATAATCTTATGACGCTGAGCGCCACCATTGACTCTAATGTCAGCAGCTATTCCCTGACTATGTGTTCCCGGTCTAGCCTTCGCAGATTCTATGGAGTGCTTAGG